GTTTTATTTAAAGTGTTAGCATCTAGCCCTTGTGATTGTCTCGTAATTCCTGTTCTTGATTCTTTAACAGAATCGAGATAACCCAACATTGTTGTAGCTTGATCTGTTATTGGTTGTGCCTGTATAGGCATCATAACATTTTGAGGTGGTTGTTTAGTTCTAACAATTCCTCCAGGACGATTAGTTAATAAATCATCCATAGCAACTTGACCATCTTGTATTGCTACACGATTATTATTTGTTAGATACATATTGTCTAACATTTGTCTCATTACTGTAGATTTAATTAACTGTATGTCCTCTACTAATTCTGATACAGATCTTCCATGAAATCTGTGTGGCATGATAACTGGAGTCATAGATACAAATGGAATAGTATCTACTTCTTCCATATCTAATATTGTATGATTACCATCACCTGCTAAAAGAAATTTAACTAATTCTGTTTTACCATCTTCATTAACATCCATTCTAAGATAACATTCATGGACTAATATATCTGCACTACTTTTATCTCCGTCTTGAACTCCATGTGAAAAATCTACATTTTGATGTCTAACAAACTTATCTTCTCTTGTATAATCAGAATCACCTGTTGGTAATCCCATCACTAAATCTTTATCATAACCCATTTCAACTAATTCTGATCTAGTTTTATTAGTTCTATGAGCTACAAAGTTAGCTGAATCTATATCTTTAACTCGTCTTTCAATTAAAAATTCTTCAGGAGGAACTGGTTCAATTCGAACTTGTCCATATAATTTTGTTCTTTCAATTACACAATCATGGTAATTTACTTTATCTAATTCTTTTCCATCTTCATCTAAGATAGGTTCTTCGAATTCTGTATGATTTTTAACTTTAACTTCTGGATCAGATATTAAATCTGCAAACTCATCTTCTGTTAATCTTGTATATTCTTCTCTTTCAGTTTTGTTTGCATCATCCCAATAAACTTTTAAAATTCCATTTTTCTGTATTAATGCATCTTTGAATGCAGAGTATAGGACTACAAATCCTTTGTTCTCTTTATAAAAAATATAATTCAAATAGTCAGAACATTGTCTAGCCATTTCATCATCTTCAGGTCCAGTACCTTCACAATTAAATACATTATCTCCTGCTGTGAATATTCTCATTAAAGATGGCATTAAACTTTCTACAGTATCAAGAACATCATTAGATATAACTTGTGAACGTCCTTCTTGTTCATTACCAAGAGGCATTCCTAAATAATATTCTAATGATTTTTTACGTCTTGCTACTAATTCGCCACCAATAAAACCTGATGCGTTACTAATTTCTCTGTTTAAAACTGATAATATTTCTTGTTTTGATTTCATTATTAATTACAATTTATTTTATCTAGATCTGCTGGTACTTCTTTTGTAAACCAGATCCATGATTTAATTTTAGTTCCTTCTTGTGTGTAAGTACATTTTTCTCCTATTGATACACAGGAAGTCAATGTAACTAATATAAATAATAAAAATATTTTTTTCATACTATATACCTTGTGTCTACTCTAATTGGTTTATTCCATTCTGTTGTATCAATTGGATCATGTACGCAACCATACCTAAAGGCATCTGCTGCGTGTGAGCACCAATCGTGTAAGGGTTTATTCTTAAACACTTGGTTCTTATCATCCCATTGTTTTCGATATTGTCTTAATGCATCTAATCCTGTTTTACATTTTTCTCTATCAAAATAACAATATGGTAAATAGTTTCTCACAGATTCTATTCCATGATCAACTTCTAATTTAGGAGCTACTTCAAAATCTATACCGAGTTCGTTTGCTACTTCAAGTCTAGACTTTCCTGTTCCTAATTCTCTTGCCATTATATCATGAGGTGCAACATGACGACTATATGCGTAGCCTTTATCTTCAAGTTTGTCAGCATAGTGTGCTAATGACTCTCCTGAAGTTTCGTAATAATCTACAATGTGTAATTCATTTCCAACTCTTTGAACGAACCATATAGCAGTCGAGTCTCCGATCCCCAAATCCCACCATGTTTCCACACCTACATTTTCATCCACAGGCACTGAGCAGATTTTTCCATCATTATCTGCTTTAGTTATTATTCTTCCATAATAACTACCAGAGACTGCTGCAGTAAAAGAACATTCGAACTCCTGCTCGTATTGTTCTTCAGTCATAATGGCACGTGCCTGTGCCAGCTCCTCAACTGGAATCACTTTGGTTTTTGAAGCTCTATAGATTTTACCCATCCAGTCTTTATGACCACGTTGGGCGTAATCGTATACTTCCCAGAATTGATTATGACCCATGGGTGTACCGATAAATAAAACCCATCCTAATTTATCGGACACTGCTGGACGTATAATTTCAGTCCATACTCTTGGAGACATAATTGCATATTCATCCATTACAACGCCATCAAATCCCATACCTCGGATTGAATCAGGATTATCTGCACCAAATATTTGAATTCTCGATCCGTTAAAGAGATCTATTCTTAACTCAGTCTCATTTCTGTTACCACCTAAATACATAAGTGGTTTTGTATAAAATTTTAAATATTCCCAAGCAATTGATTTACCTTGTCTGTATGTTGGAGCTATAAATGCACATAGCGATCTAGGTTTAGCAGCTGCTGTTTTTATTAATTCGTTTATTGAAAGTACACTTTTACCAAATCGTCTATGACATACCAAAACATTAAATCTTTTTTTATTGTTGTGTACTTCTAGTTGGTATGGTCGTGGCTTATAAGGTATTTGTAATATCTTAGTCTTTTTGCCATTCGACTTTGATTGCGATTGGCTCATCGGTTCCTAATTTTGTTGTTGAAGATGCTAACCTTGGATGAATGTAAGGTGCAGCTTTTTCTGCTGCATACATTTTCCTATCAGGTGAACTCATAGGATTGTTTAACACAGATAATAAATAATCCAAAGGAGATAAATTGTATTTCTCTGCTAATTGTATTAATCCTTTCCATGGTTTCTTGCTTTTGGAACCTAAAGGTCTACCTGCACCTTCTCGCTTTCCACCATGATGAGCTTTATCTACTTCATTCTCGTATGTTTTATCTTCTGACATTATCCTAACCACTTACCTCTAGACATTATCAGTCTACCAGCTGTAGAGCCTGAACCCCAAACTCGTTTTTTACCTCTTTTATACCTAGCAAAAGGTCTACTAGCTACGTAAGATACTGCTGCAGTTAGTAGAGGTCGTCTCCAAGCAAATTTAAAAGCTCCTTTTCCTACTTTCCACGCACCTTTCATTACAGTTCGTTCTGAAAATGCTGGTGTAGTCCAAGATTTTAAACCTTTTAATATAGATTTTTTAGCCATTAGTATTTTACCTTTTTACCCTTTTTTTTTGCGTACTTTTTCGCTGCAGTTCTACCTTTTTTAGTATAACTGAACTTCTTTTTACCTACTTTAGGCATAATTAACCTCTTTTATTTTTTTTTTTCTTAGCAACTGCATATCCTGCAGCTCCACCACCAACTCCTGCCATAATACCTATACCAGTTTTAGTAGTAAGTTTAGCACCTACTTCTCTAACTTGCATAGCACTCATTTCTGACATAGCTCTGGAAGCCTTTGCGTAAGTCTCTGATTGGTGCATTTTTGAAAATTGGTCAGTTGCAAATTTCTTTGCCTTTCCTGGTGCATCTTTTGTTTTGCTCCAGATTTTAGGACCAACTTTCTTACCCCAAGAAGCTACTTCCTTAAAGATTTTTGTTTTCATTGTAATAGTCCTTGTCTAGCAGCATCTCTAGATGTTGGCATTGGCATATTGCCACCAGGTCTTTGACCCATTCTTGCCATTTGAGGATTCATTGTTTGCTGCTGTTCCAATAAACCTTGTCGTTGTCTTTGCATTTCAGGTAATAATTTTGCCTGAATTATCAAAGCCAATTGTTCACCTTCATCAGGTGTCAATTTTATAATTTTGTCTGCTAATTTTTCTAAATTTCTATCTGCCATTAATCATCTCCATATAATGTTTTTAAAGCTATGAAGCCTCCTCCATACATTAATCTATTTCTTGCTTTTTTAGTTCGTTGTTTTACTATTCTATTTGTATCATAAAATCCAGTATCCCATTTATTTCTACCTAAAGATCCATGTGTGAACTTTGTTATAGGTCGTTGCCATTTTGTTTGACCCATAGTAGGTCTTTTAATTAATCTTTTAAAACCTTTTTTAGTAAATGCTTGATTAGGTTTAGTTCCACCTGGTAACAACTGGTTTTTATAAAATTTTAAATGTCTTTTTGTAGGTTTAATTATATCTCTTTGTATAACCCTTCCTCCTGTTACTACTCTTTTACGACCAGATGTAATTACTCTTGCTTTTCCTCTATATAATTTAGCACCTTTTCTAAGTGCTATTCTTCCTCCGACTCGTGCTGCTGTTCCTAACGCTGCTAGTAATGCTGCTGCTGGTAAAGGCATTATACTATCCAGAACTTTCTTTTTTTCTTGCCAGTAACGCCTTGTGCATTCATGTTCGCAATTTCTTTAGCTCCAGGATAGTCTTTCGCTTTGCCTTTCCATCGTAGTCCAGAATGCATATTATATCCTGTTCTATTTATGCCTTTTTTCTTTGCTATAAGTCTTTGTATAACATCTACTAATTTAGACTTCATATTAACCTACCATGTATTTCTTAGGTTTTTCTTTTCTACCTTTAGATTGACCTGCTTTATAAAGACCATAGCCTAAACCTACTTTAACTGCAAGTCCTGCTACGCCACCCCAGATCATAGCTTTACCAAAGCCAGTCTTGTGGAATTTCTTTACCTCATCCCAAGCTCCTAGATCTTGAATTGGATTAGCTTCTTTAATGCTTTTTATCTTAATTGCCATTATCTTCCTTGTCCTCGGTATTTCTTATATGAACGTTTTTCGTGCTTATTCATATTTTTCTTGTGCCTGCCTATTTGTGGCTTTGATCGTTCTTTGTAAGTATTTAAACCATACTTAGGCTTTGTCGCCATTATTCGTTATCTTTGCCAGGTAGAAAATCCCATATTGCAGCACCTGCACCACCAGCTCCGTAGAGCTTCTTGTGCTTTTTAAGGTGTTTATATGATTTGGTATAGCCTCGTACAAATCTAGCTCTACCTTCTTCTCCTATGCCGACCTTGCCTAGTAAACTTTTTTCGCCTATAGCTGTTTTTTCCATCCATGGTCGGTATGCTGCTGTATGTCTTATCTGACCTTTGCCTTTAGACATAACTATACCTGTACCCTTTTTCCAAGGGTATCTTTTGGATGTTACATTAGCTATTTTGCTAGTTTTTACTGGCGAGAGATGTTTTGTGCCTCTAAGTGCCCAAGCTATTATTTGCCTAGCCACTATTGCTGGTCCTGCCATAATTGTCCTCCATTGGTTAATATTCTCCGATGCTGTATAAAACCCCCCTTTATGAGAGATTCAATCATACATCAGAATCGTCAGGGTGATTTTAAAACCCCTGATAAAATGTCAGA